CCCAAGATGCAGCAGCTTCTGTTAATGATTTTTCATCTTTAGTTTCACCTAAATAATCAAAAGATATACTATTTAATGAATACCATAATCTATTTTCATCAATTAAAGATGCCATAACCATTGTATCAATAATAACACCATTAATTTGTATACCATATGCTCTTAACCAACATACGTCATACATTGCATTGTGAAATATTTTTACATTATCCGAAGCACAAAGTTCTTTTATCCAACTTAAAACTTTTTCTTTTTCTAAATTTCCACCACCTTCATGGGCTATTGGATAATATGCAGACCATCCATCAACTGCTACAGCAACACCTACAATCTCTCCATTACCTATAATTGCACCAGATCCTCTTGATTTAAGATCAGGATCTTTTGTTTCTAAGTCAATTGCTATGTATTTGTATCCTTTTAAATCAGGAAAGTTTTCAGGACAAATCCATTCTTTTTGTGCTTCAAACATCATTCTTGGTAATCTCTTTCTATTATCATTTCTAAATAATGTATTGCTTTTAAAATATCTTGTTTTTTACCTTTGTCTTGATGCCTGCAGATATATTTAATCGCATTACCTTCTGCAAACAGTATCTTATTTTCATTAATAAATCTAGAAGGTTGTATTTTATATTTTTTATAATGCGCTCCTCCTATTTGTTTAAAAAACACTTTGTTACTCATGATATTGGTTCTCCTGGTATATAGTTTTCATAATCATCTTCTCCTGGTTCAATTATGTATAAGTTTTCTTTTGCTCTTGTTACACCCACAAAAAACAATCTATGTTCGGGATCAGCATTATTTAATGCTGCATCATGTATGATCTTTTCAAGACCAGTAAACAAAACAACATTTTCACATTCTTCACCTTTTACACCATGTATTGTGGATACTTTAATTCTAGCTGGTTTCATTAAATCATCACCACTATTTAATAATGATTTAATATAATTTTTTGTATCTTCTTTAAAATTTAATTGTTCCCAGCTTCCCGTCACTAGAAGCCCGTGATTTAACATCAAATCATCTAGATCTACAAAATCCACAGTATCTAATGATTTACCGCTAGAATGACCATATTTTACATGTTTCATATTATAGTTTAAAACTTTATATATAGCTTTTGCTTCTTCGGCTCCAACAGTTGCACCTTGATTTAATCTGGTCCATACTTGATAGGCCTGCAATAATTCTGCAGATAATAAAAAATTTGTTTTACTTTCAAATCTTAAATTTAAAGAAGTCAAATGAGCTTTAATTGGATTTAACATTTTGTTAGTTCTTGCAATAATCATCCATTCATTTTTACTAAAATCAATATTATCTAATGAATGATTTTCAAAAACTTTTCCCTCTGCATCCCTTGGAAGCCAACTTTTAATTAATCTATGTTCTACATGTTGTAATATGTCTAATGCTTTTCTATGTATGGCTCTTGGGCATCTTCTTGATTCAATTCTAGGATCTAATTCTCCTTCTAAATTTATAAATATATTTGGATCAGCACCTTGAAACGTATATATCGTTTGATCGTCATCCCCTGCAATATAAGATCGTTCACATCTTGACTCGATGTAATTAAACATATCCCATTGCAGAGGATTCAGATCCTGTGCTTCATCCAAAAAGACAACGTCGAGTGGAGGACATTTATCTTTTTCAATGAACTGTTTTATCATATCGGAATACTCAATCATTCCGGTATCTCTTTTATAAGATTTTAAATCAGCTTCTATTTGAGCTGTTAACCATACATCTACTTTATATTCTAATCCCAGTTCTATGGCTGCAGTATCAATATCTATTTTTCTTGATCTTGAATATTCAATAATCTTCATATGATCATTTTTATATCTCAATGTTTCTGTGTATGGATCTTCTTCTGTTTCAAAAGACAAATCATTACATATTTGTGAAAAATTTTTAAATGCATTCCATTTTTCATCTTTTAATAATTGTATATTTGTATCTATATTTAATTGTCTTGTTCCAAGAGAGTGCATTGTACAAATATATGGAAATTCTTTTACCATTGGATAAGTTGATAATATTCTTTTTTTAGCTTCATCAGCTGCTGCGTTACTAAATGTAAGATAAGCAATTTTATTAGGTGAAATTTTGTTTTCATTTAATTCTTTATTTAAATAATTATTAATCAAATGATGTGTTTTCCCTGTTCCAGGAGGACCCGGTATAATTATTCGTTTCATTTAAATGGTGCATCCTTTAATTTAGAATCTCTTATAATTGGTTTATCTAAATCTATTGTAGGCATTTTCCAAACCCTAACTGTTTTACCATCTATTTTAGGATGATGTTCAATTGCTTTAAATATATCCTCTAACATTTTTTGTGTTTTATTTTTTGCAAGAGTAAAATGTTTATGTCTTCCAAGATATTGTTGTAATGCTTGATTTTTAAAATAAGTAAACCCATCTTCTGTAAAAGGTTTATTTAATTTAATATCTTTTAATTCTTTTCCAGGAGCTTTATTTATAAAATCAGCTAATAATTCTTTAAATTGATAATCAATTTTAGTTGTTTCAGGAGCTGGTAATACTTCATAAGTATCTTTGTTTCCCATAATCTTATTTAATATTTTTCTCCAAACGATTTTTCCCATTGGAAGTAATACTTGATGCAATTGATCCATTGCTTCTATTGAAAATTTTTCAAAGTCATGAAGAGTTGTTTTATCTACTTCAACTTGTTTACCATCAATAGTCACAATATAAATTGGAGGATCAGATGGAAATTTTTCTATACGTGTTATTTCTGGTGGAGGAACATTATCTCCAACACCAAATTCTCTTTTGACACAAATTTTAGATTCACAAAAACTTAATATAGGTTCTTGTTTACATTTATATCTGTATTCTTTTTTATTTAATGATTCAGTTGCATCTTCTATTTCTTTATCATCTAAAGGTGGTTTCATGAACTGCTGATTATAAACATTCATTTTACCTTTCCATTCTTTTGGAAATCTTTTTCTTAAATAAACACCAACATTGAACATAGTGTCATTTCTTTTACCTTTTGGAACACCATCAGATAATAAAGTAATTAAGCAAGGAGGAGCTCCTTTTAATAAATCATTATCATCTTCTTTTGTTGGAATTATTTTAGAATGAATTAAATCTTTTTCTGTTAATGATATATTATCATATATTTTAAAAAATTTTTCTAAACTTAATGGTATAGCATTATCATCTAAAGCACATCTAACTGATTTATCTCCACCATGATAAGGTACATTTAACCAACTACCCACTTGACCTTTATCTGCTCTAACATAATCTTGTTTAGGATAAAGTTCTCTATTAGAATGACCTATTAAAGCTGCCATAGCTTTTAATTTTTGTCTTACTAAAGAAGCTGCTACATATTCTTTACAAAATAAAAATACATGTGCTCCACCTGATTTAGATTTAAAAACAATTAAAGGTAAATTCTTTTGTTTTATTTTATCTATTAATTCTTTATGATTTAAATCATAAACATCTATATCAATACATCCCCATTTACATTTATTATCAGCTCTTATTGGCATTATTCCTAATGCAGGAAATAAACCATCTAAATGTTTTTTCCACAATTCATCAGTAACAGGTTTATGAACTACTTTTGATTCTGCTTCGTTTTTGCCATCGTCTCTGATTTCACCTGTCATGGTTGTTATACCATAAGAAGTTTCTAAACCAGAAAATATCTCTTTAAATTTCTTTAACACTTTTCCACTCTCAATGTTACAGGGTGATATTTCTATCACCCTGTCTAACTAACTACTTATTATTTGCTAAACTTTGATAGAACTGTTTTGCTCTTTCATAGATAGCGGCATCATTTACAGGACCAACTTTTTGTATGTTGTATCCATACCATTGATTTCCTTTACCGGAATTCAATACAGTATTAATTTTGTAAATATGACTGAATGATGGAGGAGTATATGGACCATTTTTTCCATCCATAGTAATCGACATCATCATAGCGTTCCATTTTCTACTAATTTTACCTTGAGATGAACTCATAGATATAAGAGCAGATTCTGTAGAACCATTGTTATCTACTATTAAAACAAAATGCTGACCAACTGTAAGGATATAATTATTGTTAGGTAATCTATCTTTACCAAATTGATCTTTTGTTGTTTTAGACAATATATCAGAAGTATCTGGATAGATTTGTTCAGGTCTTCCTGAGCCTGTTCCAAAATCTGACCATTCTTGATACTCTAATTTATAGTGACAAGGAATAACATCTATTCCTTTTGTGCCATCATATACTTTTTTAGTTACAGTATTTAATAGCATTCCCGGTTCAGCTCCTTCTACATAAGCTTGGTTACGCTTTTGTGCTTCCGCAGAACCATTTTGTAATAGTTTTAAGATAGGTAAAGCAAGACTTCCTGTCTTTACATTCTCAAAACCTGCATGTGCATCGCTTTCAAACAATATTGATGAAGGCAATGGTGCAGCTTTCTTTATTGCTACTTGTTTCTCGTTTCTCGTTTCCATTTTCGATTATCTCCTTGTTATTTTTGTTTGGTTACCTGCAAACGTTTTAAATATGTCAGAGGGCATCTCTTGTCCAGATTCGAGACGCTCTCTAACGACAGCCTTGAGTGTCTGGGCATGAACTCCAACTTTCTGGACGGGTTCAAATCCCTGACCTCGCGCAAGGACAGCATATTCTGCCGCCTTGTTATCTTCGCCACGACCAAAGGTAACTGTGATATCATTTTTAATAATATCACCTAGACCGTTGTTACGAAGCCATTCAAAAGCCTTATCCTGATTTTCAGGAGTAATAGATGCACTGTAAAAAGGTTTTACTTCTACAGACTCACCATCTTTGAGCTTTAATTTTGTAATATGCATATCCTGCATCATTGCAGGAATTTCAAACTGAGAAAGTATTCTAGCTTGTTCTTTTAATTTATTAATACTTTCTTCTGCGTTAGCAATTTCATCTTCTAAATCTTTTAACTTTAAAACTTTATCCGATAAAGTTTTAGCTGCATCAATTTGTGTAACCGATTCTACTCGATCATCTTCAAAATTTATTCCACTTTCTATCATTTTATTTTTACCTTTCTATTCTGTATAGTATAATCCTTTAAATTACGTTTGTCAAGTGCTTGATTCTTTTTGGTACAAATCAATTTCAATTGGATAATATCTCCTTTCTTGTTTATCCCATTTTAATAATTTATATTTCCCATTTGTGATATCAGAAACAATTGAACATGTCACGCCAATAATTGCTGGATCACCTGTAAGTAGTAAATAATCTGTAGACTTGTAATTTTGCAACAACTTGCGTAACTTAAATACAACAGGTCCTGCACTTAATATTATTTGTGCATTCTCAGGTAATAAAACTTTTAATTCACCAAATTGAGAAGCTCCAATAATATTTATCTTAGGACGTCCTTCTCTTGTCCCAGGAATATCTTGAATTACGTAAACTGTATTTTTTTCCATCTTTCTTGACAACTACTATATTAATATGATAATCTAATCAATAGAAAGAAGAAACTATTATGCATTATAAATTTAAGAGCAAACCATTTGCTCACCAATTAAAAGCATTAGAAATGTCCTGGGATAAGGAAGTTTTTGCTTATTTTATGGAAATGGGTACCGGTAAATCTAAAGTATTAGTAGATAATATTGCTATGCTTTATGACAAAGGAAAAATTAATGGAGCTCTTATTATTGCTCCTAAAGGTGTTTATTCAAACTGGTATGATGCTGAAATTCCAAACCATATGCCAGATCATATTGAACACAATACAGTTATTTGGGAAGCTCCTACAG